AACAGCCCAGGAATTCTGATTATATGCAGATGATTATGGGTTTAAACATTAGAGAAGGTCAAGACCCTGAAACTGCTGAGTTAAATGCTGTACGCGAAATGCAACATTACATGAAGAATGGTATTAACCCTATGGGCCCTATAAATGGTCGTGAAGCAGGTTTAAATGAAATTGAAGGTAGTAGACAAGCTCATGAAGCTATGCAACTACAAGAGCAAAAAAAGGCTGATACAAAACAGCAGTTTGATAGCACAGTTGATGATTTCAATAAATGGTTAATGAAACAAGGTAAGCCCCCTATGCCTAAACCTAGACAGCCTAACAATAGAGGTTGGGAGGGTGCTACAGAAGCTCTTCAACAGTTGCAAAATTTACAATTACCAGTAGTTAAATATTAGGAGATTATCATGCCAGGATTCGGACAAACCAAATTATCTAAACAAAAAATTACACAAAAAGAAAAAATAAATTCACGTACTAGTACTACAGGACGTGCTGTTAGAAATAAAAAATTAGCAAAAGAAAGACAAATTGATGCATTAAATTTTAATGATTATCAAAAAGAAATGGAAATGCTTGATTTTATAGCTCGACAAAAAGCAACAAATGATTTACCAGCATTACATAAACAGTTACAAGCTTTGAGTAAAGTTGATGATTCAGTTAAAACCCCTGAAGGAAAAACAAGAGTTTGGAATGCAAATGGAGATAGTTATCTAATTGATAGTGGTAATAGGGCGCAACTTATCGAAGCAACCTGGCAATATTGCTGCTATGGGTAGTGATTTTAAAAATAATCAAAGTGTAGTCACCAGTGTTAATCCTGTTACACAGCAACCTAATGCATGGGTAAAAAAACCTGTATCTTTCCAGCAATGGCAATCTAATAGTCTAGAAGATGATTTAGCACAGGAAACTACAGATGTACCTATACATCCAGTAACAGGGTTACGTATTGAAAAAGGTGATAATTGGAATTCTTACACGGAAGCCCCAAGTGGAGTTACTCTCCATAACAGTAAATTTAACTGGAATAATAAAGGCTTTAAAACACCTACTGGAAATGTAGCTGGACTATCACAACAGGAAATTGATGTGTTATATGGACGTCCACCTAGTCCTGTACAACCTAAACAAGAAGTTGATTTCTCAGGTTTTGCAGACTGGTGGCGTAAAAATGTTGGTAAATAAATTAAAGTCTTACCTATCATAGTTATAAATTATTAATTAAATTTAATGTATGAGTAATTTAACGGATACAGATTTTTTAGAGGTTATTAACTTTATTGGGAGTAGAGAAAAGAAAGCTGCAGGTAAGTTTATACCTATGACTTCTTTAAACCAAGGGTTAACAGATACTGGTGCAGATAGTTTAGATATTATGATGTTTTACGTAATATTAGACGATGCTTTTGCAATACCTGAAGATAAGATTGAAGAATCCGTTCCTGAAGAAGAACCTACTGGTAATGATATCTTTGACTTCGTTAAGAAATATCAAACTAAAGGTTTTAATATTGAAGAGCTTCGTGAAACATTTAAACAATATAAATGATTAATATTACTTATAACAATTCAATATATAGTGAAGATACCACAGAATTAGAGCATATTACTGTACCACAAAAGGTACATCAAGTTACAGACGGAGGTATGCTAGTGCGTAAAGGGATTACACCTATGCATTCAACACTAGTAGATATGTTGTTACAAGATAAAGAAGATACTATTCCCTTTATAAATGATACGTTCAGTAGTTCAGGTAGAAATGGTCTCATATTAGCATCAGGTAATTCTAAGATGTTAGGTTATGGCAGTACATTAAATAAATCAGAACAATACCCAACAGTTAAATTATTACCTTTATCTATTACTCAGATATATGCAGGTAAGTTAGCTAATAGTTTAGGTGAGTTTGAATATATTAGTACAGATGCAACTAGTTGTGTAAGTGGACACGCTGCATTATATCACGCAAACTTACTAGTTAAATCTGGTGAATTAGATAGAGTTATTGTCATATCTGCTGATAATGGTATAGCAGAAGAATCATTAAAGTTTTTTAGAGAACAAACTTTAACATTAAGTCTCGCTGAAGAAACAAAACAAATTAATAAATTTAGATTAGGTCAAGCAGCTAACGTTATTGTTCTAGAGAATGATATTGCTATTCAATCTTCGGGCAACACGGCCGTAGGTCTGTTGCACGGAGTTGCTTTAACATCAGAAGTTAATAGCAATCCCTTGGGTATCAGAGAAGATGGTGCAGGCTACATCTTAGCGATAGAGAAAGCTCTAGAGCAAGCGGACATGCTACCAGAAGATATTGACGTAGTTAAGAAGCATGCGACAATGTCAACAGACAACAATGTAGAGAACATGGTAGTGAAGACTTACTTTGAAGACGCTAAGTTAGTTAACTACAAGAAACGAATTGGACATACAATGGGCTCATCAACAGCTGTTGAGATGGACATTGCAATGAAAGAAGAATCAGGAGTACTTATAAGTTTAGGCGCAGGTATGGGTAACGTATTTACTGCAGCTATTGTGGAGATTATTAGTGGAAATTAAATTCCATCATTGTACTGTTCTCCAAAAAGGAGAAGCTTTCGTGTACTATAATTATAATCGTGAACTAAAAGGGTTCTTTATTGCTAGTGTAGTTGTAGCAAATAATTTAAAAGCTAGGTTAAACTTAGCAAAACTGATTGTTTATTTTTTTAAAGAAATAGTTAGAAATAAAGATGTCTATTGTAGCTTATTTGATAATAGCGCTAATGCTTTTACAAACCATATGGTTAAAAGTATCACAAAACATAGTGAACTAAATGGCTTAACTATTTATAAGATAGAGCCAAAACAAGGAAACTCATGAAAGAAATTAAAAATGATTTAGATTTAAGTGAGGCTAAAAGTTTAACTGAATGGGATAACCCACCTAAGTTAGAAGAACTTAAACAAGACTACCAAGAAGCACAGTCAGCACATACTGACCACGTACTTGAAATAGATAACTGGTTAAGTAACCTAAATGGCGACCAACAAATTAAAGCTAAGAAGGGTAGGTCTAAGATTGTACCTAAGCTTATCCGCAAACAAGCTGAATGGCGCTATGCTTCATTAAGTGAGCCTTTCTTATCTACTGATGACTTATTCAATACAGCTCCAGCTACGTTTGAAGATAAGGATGCTGCTATTCAAAATGGACAGGTACTTAACTACCAAATTAATTGTAAAATTGACAAGACTAAATTTATTGATGAGTACATCCGCACAGCTGTCGATGAAGGTACTGTTGTAGTTAAAACAGGTTGGGAGTACGAAGAAGAAATTGAAGAGATTGAAGTTCCTGATTTTGAATTTCAACCGACACCTGAAGCAGGACAAGTACATCAACAGTTACATGAAATGATGGAACAGAACCCTGAACAGTTTCAACAGGAAGTTCCACCTGAGATGCAACAAGCACATCAGATGACTATGCAAGGTGGTGAACCTGTAATGCCTGTACAGGTAGGAACACATACAGAAGAACGGGTTAATATTATTAAGAATCAACCTGAGTTAGAGGTGTGTGATTATAACAACATAGTTATTGACCCAACTTGTCAGGGTGAGTTAGATAGTGCTGAGTTTATTATCTATAGTTTTGAAACTTCTATGTCTCAGCTTAAGAAAGACGGTAGGTATGATAATTTAAAGTATGTATCCTTAGATAACAGTAGTCCACTTAATGAACCTGATTTTGAATCAGGTGATGACAGTAGCTTTAAGTTTAAAGATGATGCACGTAAGAAGATTGTAGTACATGAGTACTGGGGTTTTTGGGATATTAATGGCACAGGTGAAGTAGAACCTTTTGTAGCTTCATGGGTAGGTAATACATTAATTAGGATGGATGAGAATCCTTTCCCAGATAAGAAGTTACCTTTTGTAGCAGTACAATATCTACCTAGACGTAAGTCTGTATATGGTGAGCCTGATGGTGCATTACTAGAAGACAATCAGAAGATTGTAGGTGCTGTAACTCGTGGTATGATTGATATTATTGGTAGAAGTGCTAATGGTCAGATGGGTGTACGTAAAGATGCTTTAGATGTAACTAATGCACGTAAGTTTGAGCAAGGTGCTGATTACAAGTTTAATTCTAATGTAGACCCTAGGCAAGCTTTCCATATGGAGGTATACCCAGAGATTCCTGGTAGTGCACTAAACATGCTTAACCTTCAGAACAATGAAGCTGAGTCTCTCACAGGTGTTAAAGCATTTAGCCAAGGTATCAGTGGCCAAGCACTAGGTACAACAGCTACTGGTATTAGATCAGCACTAGATGCTACATCTAAACGTGAACTGGGTATCCTACGTAGATTAGCTAATGGTATTAATAAGATAGGACGTAAAGTAATCTCTATGAATGCTGAATTCCTAGGGGATGAAGAAATTATTCGAGTAACAAATGAAGAGTTTGTTGCTATCAACAGGAAAGACTTAGGTGGTATGTATGATATTAAATTAAATATCTCTACTGCTGAAGCAGATACAGAGAAAGCCCAAGAACTATCATTTATGTTACAGACTATGGGTAACAATATGGACCCAGCTATGTCACAGATGATTCTATCTGATATCGCACGGTTACGTAAGATGCCTGATTTAGCTAAACAAATTAAAGAATACCAGCCACAACCTAATCCGATGGCTGAACAGAAAGCACAACTTGAAATGCAACTACTACAAGCACAGATAGCTAATGAACAAGCTAAAGCTGCTGAGAATACTGTAGATGTTGAATACAAGAAGGCTAAGACTGCTACTGAGATGGCTAAGAATAGAAATCTTAATAGTAAGTCTGACT